TAGATATAACTAACGATAAATCAGATTATTATGAAAGATAGAATATTGTATCAAATTGAAGAATTTGAAATGGGAAGTATAAGTCCATATATATTAGTAAAAAGAATTAAACAAATTTTAGAACATGAAAACTAATAAAGAAAAAGTAAAGGCACTACAAACAATGGCCTTACTACCTGACTTAGATATTAATAAAAATTGGAATAAAATTGTTTTATCTACACATAGTGTCAAGAAGTTAAAAGAAATGATTAAGTTTGTTAAATGGAGAGAGGAATTATGTTTGAGATAGCTGTTAATATAATATCTTATTCTTTCTTTCTTTTCCTATTAGGATTAACTATATTTACTTTTGGAATGATGGTATTGTTTATACCAATAAATATGTTACTCAAATGGATAAGGAAGTCAAAAAGTGTTTACAAGAAATAAGACCAATTATATTTAGAATAGTTTTAGAGAGTTTATCTAAGTATAAAAATTTAGATACCTTTATACTAGAGGAAGAATTATATCATCATCTAGTTGATAACTCTGAACATCTAAAAGAAATATTTAACGAAACAGGAAAGCAAAGAGAGATTAATAAAATAATAGATTATCTAATAGATTACTACACAAATGAAGAATATTATGAAAGATGTTCTATCATGCAAGAGTTAAAATCCGACTTAAATAGTACGGAATAATTTTGCAGATGTAATTATTTTTTATTACATTTGCTCACACTTTAATTAAATTAAATAACAATGAAAACAATTAACATCAAAGGGAAAGATTATATCCCAGTAAACGAAAGATTAAAACATTTTAGAGAGCATTACCCTGACTACGCATTAGTGTCTGAGATAGTACAAGCTACTGAGGAACACTGTGTATTCAAAGCAAGTATAGTAAGACCTGATGGTACTTTGATAGCATCTGCTCATGCACACGAAGTTAAGGCAGATGGGTACATTAACAAGACTAGCTTTATTGAGAACTGCGAAACATCTGCATGGGGTAGAGTTCTTGGTAACTTTGGTATAGGTATTGATACATCTGTTGCTTCTGCTGATGAAGTAAAGGTTGCTATTGCTAAAGACAAATCACCAAAGAAAAAGTCTAAGCCAAAACTAACCGCTCCTCAACTTGAGGCTATGTTACAAGCTATTAAAGATGGTAAGTCTGATGTAGTTAAAGACAAGATAAAAAATTATACATTAACTAAACCTCAGTCTGACCTTATAGGTGAGGCACTAGCTTAACATGTTTGATAAATTTATTAAGAAGTTTGCTGATGACTCGGCATACTACTCTGACTTTGACTTTGTTACAAACTCACAGTTAGGTAAGATTGCAGTCAGCCCCGCTCACTATCAACACTATAAAGACAACCCTGACCTTAGAGAAGAAACCAAAGCATTACTATTTGGTAGAGCTTTTCATCTATGTATTCTAGAGCATGACAAGTTTAAAGAACTTGTTGTTAAAGAACCTAAGATGGACAAGAGAACTAAAGATGGTAAGGCTATGGCTAAGGAGTTTTCTGAAGCTAACAAGGGTAAGATTATTCTTAGCCCAGCTGAATGGAATAGTTTGATTGGAATGAGAAACAGAATATATTCTTCTGTTGAAGCTACTGAATTATTATCTAAAGGTAAAGCTGAACAGGTTATGGTTTGGGAAGACTCTGATGAGAGTGTGTTATGTAAGTGTAAAGCCGATTGGGTTAATCTTGAAGATGGTTATATCATGGATATAAAAACAACACAAGATGCAACTCCAAGAGGATTTAGAAACTCATGTTACAAATGGGGTTACGATAGACAATCTGCTTTTTACTCTGATGCCTTTGGAGTAAGTAACTTTATATTTGTAGTTATTGAAAAGTCTGCTCCTTATAACATAGGAGTATATACTTGTGGAGATGATTTCATGTCTGGAGGTAGAGTTAAGTACAAAAATTTATTAAAGACTTATAAGGATTACTTTGTTGAAGAGACAAAAGAGCCTTATGAATTTACATGGATAGATGAATTATAAAAATAAAATTATGAGAAAAGAAAATGGATTGACAGCTGAGATGGATTGTAAAGGTCTATCTAGAAACAAGCTTTCAGAGATGACAGATATATCTCTGCCTACATTAAGAAAGTATTTAAATGAGCCTACACTATTTAGTGTGAAACAAGCTAGAAAGATTAATAAAATACTGGAGGTATCAGATGAGTATGGATTTAAAAGTTTGTTTGTTTAATATGTTAGTTGTTATATGGCCGAGTTAGATTTAGAAACATGTTTATTTAATGTTGATGAGTTGGAAAAATTAGAAATAGAAGGAGATAGTTTGCATGATAAAATTATGCAAGTTGTCTGTTTAATTACTAACTCTAAACCAGAACAATTAAAAAGCAGAAGAAGATTTAGAAACTATGTAAATGCTAGAACTATGTTCTCAGCACTTATGAGAAAGTTTACAGGTTATAGTTTAAAAAGAATAGGCATGCTGATTGGTCGAGACCACGCATCTATTATGCACTATGAGAAAAATCACAATGATTTTATAGAGACTGACTTTGAATATAAAATGATGTTTACTCAATGTGAAGCTTTGATAAATAATAAATTAGACCTGTATGATTTTTCTAGTCAAATGACATACATAGAAAGTTTAAGTAATGACTTAGAACACTTTAAAAAGAAATACCTGGAGTACAAAGACAGGTATCAGATGCTTAATCATAAGTATCAAAAACTTTGTAGAATTATTAATGATTAATTATTTTATTATGAAAACAGAAACTATTTACTGTGGAAACGGCAAAGAAGTTGTATTTGAAGATGGCTCTTCAATCGTAAACTTTAGCGTAGCTTTAGGCAAGATTAAAGAACATGTTTATGAATACAAAGGAGAAAAGTATATCAATCTTACAATAGCTGGAAACAGAGATGGTGAGAACGAATACGGTAAAACTCACTATGTTAAGGTAAATACATACAAGCCTGAAGAGAAGACAGCAAAAGCTACTACTTCAGATGATGGTTTACCATTTTAATTACCCTTGTTGTTAGTATTGGGGAGCTAAGCAATAGGGCTCCCCTTTACTTTTTTTAAATGAAAGCAAAGATAGAAATAGAAATAAATGATGATAACATCAGTGAGCATGAGGCTAAATTATTATTAGCTGAAAAGCTTTTTAACTTGTGTTATGAGTGGATAACATTTGAAACTCCACCAGTTATAGAGTTTACCTCTAGTAAAAAGAAAACAAAAGAAAAACAATTTTTTAATTTTAAATGGGATGATACTGAGAATTAAAGATACATTCATAGATACATCTAATATTTTGCTTTGCGAAATGGATACGCATACTATAACATTAGTTTTAAAAGGATTCATGGAACCTTATGAAATACTATTTATGAGCGAAAAAGAATGCCTTAATAGTTTTAATAAACTATGTTCAAGAATGTCAGTTGTAGATATAAATGATAAAGTTAAAAATAAAAAGTCCTCACTAAAAGAAGATAAGAGAGAGTTGTTCGATACATTCTGGGACCTGTATCAAAAGAAAGTAGGTTACAGTAAGTGCTTAGAAAAATGGATGAAGCTTGGTATACCTACTATGAGTAGTATAATAAAAGCGGTTCCCAAGTATGTGAAGGATACTCCTGATGTAAAATATAGAAAGAATCCTTTAACATGGCTCAACGGTAAATACTGGGAAGACGAGCCTATAAAAGAGAAAGAGAAAGAGAAAGAAAAGTTTAACCACGATGAATTATTTTAGTAATGAGTTTAGCCAACGACCAAATTACAATAAACAAAAAAGAAGGAGAGGTAAGGGTATCTTGTAGAGCCTGCTCTCACGAAAGAAAGAAATCAAAAGAAAAATGTTTAGCTATAAATGCTGAGAGCGGGGCATATATGTGTCATCACTGCGGAGACTCTGGTATCATACTAAGTCATAGAACTATTATTTCTAATGATGAGAAGTACGACAGACCTCAACCATCTAATGCTACTGCACTATCCGATAAATTATACGAATGGTTTAAGGATAGAGGTATATCTGCTGGAACAATAATAAGAAACAAGATTACTCAATCAGATGAGTTTATGCCTCAAGTGAGTAAAAATAGAGTTGCCGTAAACTTTAATTACTATAGAGACGGTGAGTTAATTAATATTAAATATAGAGATGCTGAAAAGAATTTTAAACAAACTAAAAATGCTGAGAAGATATTCTATGGACTTGATGATATAAAAGACTGCACCGAGGTATATATTGTTGAGGGTGAGATGGATAAGCTATCTTTGGAAGAAGCAGGTATAACTAACTGTGTAAGTGTTCCTGATGGTGCACCTAATCCAGGCACTAAAAATTATGACAATAAGTTTAGCTATTTAGATAATTGTTGGAGTTACTTCGATACTGTAGAAAAGATTCACATATGCTCAGACAATGATACTAATGGTAGAGTTTTACTTGAAGAGATAAGTAGAAGACTGGGTAGAGAGAGGTGTAACATAGTAAACTTTCCTGAAGGTATTAAAGATGCTAATCAAATGCTTGTAGAGTTAGGTCCAATAAAGCTAGAGGAGTGTTTGAAAAACTCGGTGCCATATCCTGTTGAGGGTATATTTACTGTAGATAGCGAGAAAGGGTATATGTTAGATGTCTTTCACAACGGTAAGAAAAAAGGACTAACTACTGGATATAGAATATTAGATAATCATTACAAGCTTAGGACATCAGAGTTAGATGTATGGACTGGAGTTCCAGGCTCAGGTAAAACTATGATGGCTATGCAGATTATGTTGAACGCATCTGTTCTGTATGGATGGAAGTGGGGAGTATTCTCTCCTGAAAACTATCCAGTTGGAGACTTGTTTGATGTCTTAGCGGAAATGTATATAGGTAATACATCAGACATGGATAAAGATAATAGGATGACTGAGTATGAATACGAAACAGCTATTAACTTTTTAAATGAACATTTTTACGCTATATATCCAGAGGATGATTTTAGTTTAGATAATGTTCTATCTAAGTTTAAACATCTTGTTATGCGATATGGTATTAAGGGATGTTTACTAGACCCGTTCAATCAGCTTGACCATGAGTTTAGAGGTAAGGATGAAACAACATACATTGGAGAATGTCTTACTAAGATTCGTAGGTTTGAGCAAGTAAACGACTTAAAGTTTATCATCATAGCACATCCAAGGAAAATGGATAAGGATGACACAGGATTACATTATAAAATGCCAACCGCTTATGATATAAGTGGTTCTCAAAACTGGTTTAACAAAGCAGACAATGTAGTCTGCATACATAGAAATAACCCACAAGATACCTTTGACACCTCAGTAAGAGTCAATATTCAAAAAGTTAAGTTTCAGAAATTAGTTGGCATACCTGGAGAGCAACTATTGAAGTTTGATAGGAGGTCGAATAGGTATCTTGATTTGGGTAACAGTTGTCCATTAGATAAGATTAGTTACACACACTCTGTTCTCATGGCACCTAATAGTAGTAGTAATTATTATACAAAATAAATATGGAAAAAGGATTTATAAATCAAGAAGAAATGGCCAGAGCAAACATTATGTTAGCTCTACTTAGAGCTTTCTGTGACTCTATAAATGAAATGAAAGGTCATCACAGGCATGCTGTAAAATTAAAATACAATAGACTAGTAAAGACTGCTAATCAATTTGTAAAAGAATTAGATAAGATAGATGCACTCAACGATGGGTACATGGGTATATACGATGATATAAATAATTTATTATATGAGAAAGGAGATATTTCTACTGAATCTAAAAGTGAGGTGGTGGAAGACAAGAAAAAATCAAAAGGGAGTAAAGAAAAGACAAAAGGCAAGTAGAGAAAAAGTTATTGAGTTAATAACTGTTGAAGATAACATAGGTAAAATGATGAGAGATACGCATATTCTTGGTAAAATAAAATCTAAACTAGGCGTTACAAAAGATGCTCAAATAGATATTGTTGTGCTGGATATTGTATCTAGAGTATCACTAGGAATGAGTAATGATGTATACTAAATTTAAAAAAGATTTAATTGTAGGTAATGAGGGAGAGTGGAATATAGCTAACTTTTTCAAAAGCTATGGATTTAAAAATATAAAATACAATGATAATTACAAGTGGGATATATGTATTACTAATCCATCAAATAATAAAGTATCTTACTTTGAAATAAAGACAGATGTATACAAAAGAGATACTGGAAACATGGCTGTGGAAATAAGATATAGAGGTAATCCAAGTGGCATATCTCATACTGAGGCAGAATTTTTTGTATATTACTACAGAGACTCAGGGGATATGTATGTTATAAAATGCAGTGAACTTAGAGATTTAATAAAACAAAACATAGAAAAATTAAAAGTCGTAATGGGGGGAGATAATAATCAAAGTGAACTCGTTCTTATCAATAGAGATAATTACTGTAGTCACTTTCAAAAGTTTCATCACAAATATGAACAAAAAGATAAGGAATGCGACAGTATCTAGAAAAGGTAAAAAGATATTTCGTTCAAAGATTGAGCTGTTTACTTATAACGAGCTGAAGAAAAATAAAATACCTTTTAAATATGAAGAGGTAAGATTTGAAATCATACCATCTTTTAAGTTTGAGTCTGTTTCTTTGGAGAAAAAAAAGAGCAGAGGTAGAAACATATTAAAAGAAGTTGGTAGTAAAATAAGAGGGGCTACATACTTACCTGACTTTGTTAATCTAGAAGAGGGATGGATAATAGAAGTTAAGGGTTTAAGGACCGAAGCATTCAATCTAAGATGGAAGCTATTTAAAAAATACCTTGTCGATAACAAATTATTTTACGACCTTTACATGCCTGGAAATCAAGGGCAAGTAAAAGAAGTAATTAAGATAATTAAGAAAAAATATGATAGGTAATGTGTTTGGAGGTATACTTGGCAAGGTAGTTGATAATGCCGAGGGTATACTAGATAAAGTTATTACAACAGACAAAGAAAGAGATGAAGCTAAACTTCAGCTCAAGAAACTATTACTAGAGGCAGAGAAAGAAGCTTTTGCAAAAGAAGTAGAAGATAGAAAGTCTGCTCGTGATATGTATAAAGATGATGCTTTTATACAAAAAATATTAGCAACATTGTTTACTGTAGCATACTTTGGTATTAGTTTTGTTATGTTTCAACATTTTGTAGGTGGTGGTTTAGATATGGGAGAGTTTGAGATTAGTTTTATCTCTACTATATTTGGTGCTATGTCCGCCAAGGTAAATACTATTATAGATTTCTTCTTTGGGGGTAGCTCTCAAAAGAAAGAGTCTGGTAAGTAGTAAAAGAGAAAACCCCCTAGATAAGGGGGCTCTCCAATAGAAAACAAATGAAAAACATAAAAGTGTAGTCAGAACGACTACGAGAAAGAAATTACATATCCTTATAGTTTATTATCACCTCTTCACCTTTTTCAAGGCAATCAGCAATAACAGGATAAACTCTTTTATAAGCTTGCGAAGACTGACCAATGAATCCGTCTTTTTGTACCATGTTATTAGTTTGGGTGTCCCCCACAAGGAGACAACCAGCAGTATGCTCATCTGTGTTTCCGCAGTGTATAAGAATAAAATCAAAGCTAGGAACATTATTAACCTGTAACATACCCTTGTGGATTGAAGAGAATCTCTTCTGGTACTTAGCGTGAAAACCACCTTCCTTGCGAAAGCCAATCTTATAAGTGCCAGCAGGAATACGAGTCTCACTATAAACCTTAGTGTCTCTGTGTTCATCTTCTAAAGTATATGCTAAAAACTTACGCTCAGATGTTACATCAAACAATAATCCTGATGTAGAATCCTCACCACTACTAAATCTTAATACCTCTAATTTCATTATCCTTTCTTCCAGTATGCGTATTCTAAAACACAACTAGCTGTATCAGCTCTAGCTTCTAAACCATTTGCATCGTTTACAGGAAAAAAACAAAACTCACCAGGACTTAGTCTTGCGTACTGTACGCTTGCTGTAGTTTGAAGTATAACAAAATTAGTTGTATCAGTATTTTTAGCGTAGAAGTAATATACTCCACTAATTGCTTCGTCTACTAACTCTTGATTGTCAGCAGTTGTTATGGTTTGTCTTGTTAAACCTCTGTTAGGTCCAGCATCATCTACTGTTAAAGAATCTGTAACAGTAAAGTTTAAAACATCAGAGGTAGCATCTGTGCTAGCTAGTGTTAATGTTGGGGTTAATGTTGCCATTTTAAATTATTTTTTACAAATATAGTTATTTATTTTGGTATTCTGTAATCTGTTTTATATAAGAAGCAGCATCTCCCTCTTCATCAGCAGTTGAGTTGTAATACTTATCCCAGTAGGCAGCTCTTTCTTCCATTGTTTTAGGTATTGCTTCAGGAACTTTACCATACATTAGTCTAGCTCCAAAGGCCTGCAGTAAAGGGTCACTCTTCCATTCTTCCTCTGTTGCTTTTGTAGCGTCAATACCAGTTTCTTTTTCAAATTTATTGTAGTAATTTTTAAGACCAGGATGAGAATCAAAATCAGTTATACCCTCTATACCTGTTTTTGTTAGTTGCATATAGTTGTCTCCAGCTCTATTGTCTTTTCCTATTTTACTTTCTATAATAGCTGTTTCTACTAACATGTCTTTTGCACCAGGAAACAAACCATCAATAGTGTTTATACTTTCTAGAGCCCTCTGATTTACAGACTTTTCAGGAACACTCATCTCATCAACAAAAGGATTGTCAGGTCCTCCTGGATAATTGGTAGCTCCAAACTCATTCTTCTTAGGTCCTATTTTAGGTATAGGAGGTTGTTGTGGTGGGTTGAT